ACCAACCTGCTCGCACTCGCCAAGACGCTCGTGCTTCGCCCGAAGGGCACGGCCGGTGAAGACGACTTCACCATCCACCGCGCGATGTGCCCCGGCGCCCTGAACTTCGCCTACCAGTTCGACAACGAGCGCGTCTTCTCGGCCGCCTTCAAGGGCTACGCCCTCGACGATGGCCAGCTCTTCGCGCTCGGCGACGTGACTGCGACCGGCTAAGCGGCTCACCGCTTCTGATCATCACGGCCGGCGCCTCTCACCAGGGACGCCGGTCTTTTTCCTCCTGACACAAGAGAGACTGAAATGACCAAGGTCATCAACATCGCTTCCCTTCGCAAGCCTGCCGCTGTCGTCATCGAGACGGAAGATGGGAAGAAGCACGACATGGTCCCGGCGACCGTCGGCACCTTTATCGAGAACCTCAAGGAAATCGAGGAACTCGGCCTGGACGCTTCCCCGATCAAGGAAGCCGAAATGACCCTTCGCGCTATTCAGCGCGCGTTCCCGACGCTTGAGCGCTCCGAGATCGACAAGTGGACGCTCGACGTTATCCAGAGCCTCTACGAGATGATCCTGACGGTCAACGGCGAGGTCGCTTCGAAGGATCCGGCCGTGATCGAGGAGGTCAAGAAGACGGGAAAGTCCGCGGCGGCGGAGTAAGCCAGATCGACCTTGGCTTCCTGATCTGCAGGGTCATGGCCGAGTATGGTTTCTCCGTCGATCAAGTCCTGGAGCTAACGGTCAAGCGGTTCTGGTTTATCTCGAACATGATTGACCGCATCCGGGCAGAGAAGGATCTCAGGCAGATCCAGTTGATGGCGTCAGTGGGTTCGAAGGAGGCATACGAAGCCGCCTTCAAGTCACTCAACTCTCAGGCCGGTGAGGTCTTTGTGCTCGAAAAGGAAATCCCGACGGAGATCCGGATCGACCCGAAGACCGGATTGGACCCTGAATTCGATCGTGAGGGTCTGCGGGCACTGAAGATGAAGATCGCTGCTGGCCGCTGACCTAAGTAAGTCCTTACTTAGGAATTGATAATGACGGCTATTCGCGTTGAACTTCAGCTTGCAGACGGCAGCTTCACGACCGGTATGCTCCGGGCGGGGCAGTCGCTTGCTCAGTTCCAGCGGCAGCTAATCGCAACCAATCCTAACCTCCAGAACATTGCCGCTAACGGCGGCAATGTCATTCGCTCCATGCAGGGCATGGATAGCGCGACCAAGGGCTTCCTGAGCACCATGCGCGACGTGTCGATCGTCGCCGGCATTGTCTCGATGGGCCTGTCGAAGATGACCGGCGCGGCCAATGGCTGGGTCGGTGAAATCGTCCGCATCAATGCGGAGATGGAAAAGCTCAACTATCAGATGAAGGCCATGTCCACGGCTGCCGATCCTATCAAGGACGCCGCGGACAACGTGAAGTATCTGCGCGAGCAGGCAACCCAGATGCCGTTCTCGCTGCGCACGATCACCTCGGGCTTCGTCAAGCTGAAGGCAACCGGCACTGATCCGACCAACGGCTCGCTGAAGGCGATCGCCGACGGCATTGCAGCATTCGGTGGTTCGGACGAAGCCTTCAGCCGCACCATTCTCGGTATCACCCAGGCGGCCGGTAAGGGCGTCCTGCAGATGGAAGAGCTCCGTCAGCAGATCGGCGAATCGATGCCGATCGCGATGCAGCTTCTTGCCCGCTCGATGGGCATGACGGTCGGTCAGCTCGCCAAGGAAATTCAGACCGGCACTGTCGCAGCGCGCCCCGCGCTTCAGAAGCTCTACGACGAGCTTGATCGCGTCTATGGTGGCACCGCGCAGCGCATGATGCAGACCTTCTCGGGTCAGCTCACGCAGCTCAGCACCAACTTCCAGAACCTGGCGACCAACGAAGGCGGCCGCGGCTTCTTCGACCAGGTGAAGACGCAGCTCCGCGACATCAACCAGTTCCTGTCCGGCGACATGGCAAACCGGATTGCGACCTCGGTAGGGCAGGGTCTGTCCTCGATCGTCTCCGGTATGCGCACGGCTGTCGAAGCCGCTTTTGAGTTTCGTGATGAGCTTGGCCGCATCGCCATTCTCGTCGGTGGTGGTCTCGGAATGCTGGCGCTCGCCCGCGGCATCACGACCACGACGGCCGCTATTCAGGCTGCTGGTGCCGCCTGGTCGATCTTCCGCGTTAACATGGGCGAAGCGGTTTCCAATATCGCACTTGGGGCGAGCGGCTTCCGCAACATGGCAACCGCGGCGACCGGCGCTCAGTTCGTCTTCATGGGCATGCGTGGGGCGCTTGGCGCTCTCGTAAGCGGTTTTGCCGCTTTCGCTCCGCTGATCGTCGGCGTCGGCGTTGCTGCTTACACGGCCGGCGAATATTTCGGCATGTTCTCCGACCGCGTCAAGGACGCCTACGAGGAGCTGAAGAAGTTCGGCGCCGAGTCGAAGCGCCAGGCCGAGGAGATCGTCAATACTCGCCGCAAGCAGCTCGAGGATCGCATCGCTGCGATGGAGAACATGCGCTCGCAGTCTTCTCCCGGCGCATGGGACAAGAAGATCGAAGATGCCCAGGCCCAGCTTGCCGCGGTTATCGCCGAGAGCCCTAAGATCATCTCCCAGGCGGCCAAGGCCGAAACCGGCAAGGCGCTTGAGGATTACAAGCAGGGCCTCGATGAGGCAATCGCTGCCCGTCAGCGCGAATACGACAAGCTGCAGGGCGAGCAGGACAAGGCTTTCGAGTCCGATCTTGCCGCGACGAAGGATAACGAGGAGTCGAAGTCTGCGATCACCGAGAGGTATCGCAAGCAGCTTCTGGCCAACCAGAAGAGCCTGTCGCAGGCAATCATCGGCGAATACGACACGCGCCTGACCGCGCTGCAGGATTCGCTGAAGACGGCCGACACCGACAACAAGGAATTCATCCAGGCGCAGATCAACTTCACGCGCGGGCTCCGGAACAGCGAGTTCCAGAAGCTCACGCTGCTTGATGGCAAGACCTTCGGCGCTGACAAGACCACTGCCGGCGCCGGCAACGAGACGAAGGCTGTCGAGCGTGGTTCCAATGCGCTTGAGCGTCTGAAGGCCGATATCGCCGGCATCACCGCGAACATGAACGGTGCATCCGGCGCTGCCGCCGAAATGGCCGAGAAGATTGCTTCCGGTGACTACGGCTCGGTGAAGGAAGGTGGCGAGGAAGTCGCCAAGCTCCATGGTGAGCTGCTCGCCGCTGCCGAGGCTAAGGAAGCCCTCGACAAGGTGATGAAGGGCAACCAGAAGGCCGATCGCGACCTGGAGAACGTCCAGGAGGATATTCGCGAGCGCGAAATGAAGCTCCTCGAGCGTCAGCAGGGCAGGGAGCTCAACGACGCTCAGAAGATGCGCCTGCGTCTCGACAACGGCAGCTACTTCGGCCTCGGCCCTTACGACAACATCAAGAAGGCACTCGGCGAAGTCGTCGGCGCCATGAACGCCCAGGGTGAGGCTGCCAATCAGGTTGGCACCGTCATGCGCGAGAACACGTTCTCGAACGCCACGGTCAATCATGTGGATGGCGTCACCTCGGCTGTCGCCCGCCTGACCCAGCAGGTCAACCTGCTTCAGGGTGGGCTGAACGGCGTCAACTTCTCCGAGATCGGCAAGGGCCTCTCGGGCGGCATCACCAGCGGTCTTGGCGCCGGTGGCCAGGCTATCCGTCAGTTCTCTGGCTCGATGCTGGAGCTGATCGCCCGCGGCGAGTCCGGTGGCAACTACAATGCGACCCTCGACAACGGCGCCTGGACGGGCGGTCCGCAGAACCTCGTTGGCATGTCGCTCAACCAGGTCCGCGACCTGCAGCGCCAGATGCTCTCCAACCCCGCCAACCGCGCCAAGTATGGCGACGGCAAGGGCTCGTCTGCTCTCGGCAAGTATCAGATCGTCGGTCAGACGCTCCAGGGTCTCATGGAAGAGATGGGCCTGTCGGGCGACGAGATGTTCGATGAGAAGATGCAGGACCAGATGGCGATGCGTCTGCTCAATCGTCGTCTTGGTTCCGGCGAAGGTCTCGGCGGTCTGCGCAAGGAATGGACTTCGCTCAAGGGCGTTCCCGATGACGTGATCCAGAAGGCGCTCGACGGCGCTTCCAACGGCCCGACGCGCGAAAAGGCCGCTGGCCTTGCCACGACCAGCGCACCGGCGATGGCTGCGAGCCTCAGCCCGCTTCCGGCCTACCAGCCGACCATCATTGACGCCCAGATCGAGAAGACGGCTGACCTGCGCACCGCGCTCGACGAGGCTGACAAGAAGTATCAGGAGCTCGGCAAGCAGACCAACGACGCCGACCTCGCCGACTGGATCAAGCAGACCTCTACCGAGACGAAGGATCTCGGCAAGAATGCTGAAGACACCGGCAAGCGTTACGACGCCCTGGTTAAGGCCATCACGGGCGGCAAGTTCGGCGATAGCGCGGAAGACAAGAACCCGGAGGCAGCGCGCTACAAGGACGCGATCGCTGCGGCAAAGGAATACGACGCCGTTGCCAAGGATGTCGACGAGAAGAAGAAGCTTCGCACCCAGACGGATCGCGAAGCCGAAAAGCTCGAGCAGGACCGCGTCGAGCTTAACCATCGCCTGTCTGAAGCCCAGAAGAAGGCCGCGAACCCGGACTACATCAAGGACTCGTCTGCCCTTGAAGAGCTGACCAGCCGTCTCGACGCTTATATCGCCAAGACCAAGGAGCTCTACGGCGAAGACAGCGATGCGTATCGCCAGGCGCTACAGACCAAGACCAATATGCTGCGCTCGCAGTCCCAGCTCGACAGCGCCGTCACTCAGACGAAGCTCGAGAAGGAACGCCGCGACACCGAGAACTCGCTGCTCACGACCACGCAGATGCGTGAGAAGGAGATGCAGCGCAAGATCGCACTCATCGACCAGGCCACGCAGGAAGCGA